TAAGAAGCAAAAATTCTAATGTTACCAACGAAGAGAATAAATAATCCTTCCGAAACTACTCAGATGTATGTAATTCGTGAAGACACTAACAATCCCGATGAAGCTTTCGTCTAACATTTCGTTTAATTCCCTCTTGCACCACACAATTTTATGTGTTACAATATAGTCTAAAGAAAACAAGCAATTATCCATTAGACGGTTTAGAGTCAAATATTGAACACTATTTGGCTAATATATTTAGAATATTAACACAAAATGATCGCTACTTGCAATGGCGGTCATTTTTGCGTACAAATTTATCTACGAGACGTACTATGTATGTGGTAAACAATCCACTTACAATTCTGCCAAGAATTCCAATAATAAATTCTACAACTTCTGTCACTTAACATCCTCCTTTGTAAGTATTTCCTACATGATGTCACGAGGATATCTATATAAACTGAATATCACTATTCAGATGTGACTCTATAACCGCTATTAACCATCTTAATTTTAGCCATAACTAAAATGTTGAATAATTGCTAGTTCTGTTTATTATAACATATCACGACAATATTTGTCAAAAATATTCCAAATAAGCGAATAATATAATACAAGCTGCCTACACTTTTACGAGAGTAGGGGTGCTCTATCAATTTGTTGGTAGATTTTTATAAACAGCGTTGATGTCGTCCTACGCTATACAAAGACAAGGTTTCGACTGGTTATAGAAGGTAAAGCTATTCTTTTCTCATACCAAAAGCTAAAGTGAGAATTTTCTTGGCATTTGCTATTCATGTAGCATTGTAAGACCATTTGTCACATTATTGTGATTCCTCAAATACTGCATTTTGGTAGAGCCGACTATACAAAGACTCTAGTGCGCACGAAACCTTAATGCAGTATATCGTTCCTACCGACATCTAGGATTTTCGGTGGTTCTCAGCCTTCATAAATGAGAAGATGTTCGTGCTTCTCTACGTTAATGAGAACCTTAAATTGAAGTTTGTACTACAGTGTCTTTTGAGCCTGTGGTCTGTAACTGCCATGATACAAAACTGCAATTTCTGTATCATAAAAACTTATGTCTAAGTTGTATGAATTTTGCAGAGTTCATACAAGTGTTGGGTAAAACATGGGCAAGTTTGGATTAACGTCACCAATACATAATATGGAATGTCACTACACAAGCGCAGTGTATTTTGGGTGGCATAGGTGTTTGTATATTTTCGCCAGTTCGTGCGTTGGTTAGCGAATAAAATAAAATATATGTAGAAAATTTTCTATTTAAGCGTTGTGTAGTCTAAAGGAGTCAAAACGATCATTTATGATAATTGTAGGTTCGAGTCCTGCCACAACATTCATCATAATCCAATCTCAAACAGAGAATAAATATATGTAACAAGAAAACTGCAAAAGAAAGGAAATTATGAGAAAAAGTTTTTTAATTGTTACAGGTTTATTTTTAATAACTTGTAATAATACAATGAAAGCAACCGCAAATACAGTCACTACTACTCCACCAATTTTAATAGCATCAGGTTCAGCAATTTTAAATTCTGAGAACAATTTTAATATTGATAATCTTAAAGATTTTGTATCAGAACGTTTTAACATTGATGAAAAGACTGGAAAAGAATCTATTCTTGAAACAAAAGGTAAAGGATTAAAAGCATATACAACTAGAAAAATGTATGTAAAAGCTCGTGTGTATATCAGAAAGAAGCCAACCAAAAAGAGTAAATCTATTGCTATTCTTCCGTTAGGAAAAAAGATTACTGTTGTTAATGGCAAAAAGAAAAAATGGACAAAGGTTGAATATAAAGGAAAATTTGCATATGTAAATAGTAAATACATTTGCTCTAAAAAGCCAAAAATAATTAAGGTTAAATCTGTAAAACTTAGTGGATTATCGCAAGTTCAGAAAAACAGAGCATATACTATTGCAAACATCTGTATTAAAGAATGGAAACGATATGGTGTACTACCATCAACAGCAATTTCTCAGGCTATGGTTGAAAGTACATTAGGAAAACATTGTCGAGGTTATAATCTATGGGGAATTAAAAGTGGTAGTGTAAGATATAGCAGTTTAGAAAATGGAGTATATGCATATCTTCGTGTTATTAATAATGGTTGTTATGGTACTGCCCCATTTACCAAGAATTCTTCTAGTCAAATTAGAAAAATTTTAAATGGTGGTTATTGTGTACCTGTGGGTAATTATTATAAAAATGCAACTTGGATTATAAACAAGTACAAACTAAAGAAATTCGATAAAATGATATAATCTTATAGTTTTATAGGAGGGTCGTTACTCTCCTATTTTATAATGGGCATTCGTCAAGCGGTAAGGCACATGACTTTGACTCATGGATACACTGGTTCGAATCCAGTATGCCCAGTTAGATTAAAAGGAAAATATAATAATAAGAAAGGGGTATGTACGATGGCTTATTTACAAGTTACGGAAAATGATTTAGAAATTGGTGATATATTAAGTATTACAAGTGATAATGGTAAAACTTTAAAAGCCTTACAGATGCTTATTGGAAATCAGACAAAAGCAAGTATGAGTATTGATTTTGATAACAATTGTCTTGTTTTTAAAGTAAATGACACGGATCTAAATTTACCACAGTTACAGTGTAATTTATCAAAATCTACTATTAAAAATATGATTGGTGGATTAAAGGACTTTTATAATCAGTTAAGTAAGGGGGCAACAGAATAATGAAATTAGCACAGAAAACAGAAATTAACGAAGATGTAATTACAGTAAGTTTAAATGTTGAAGAATTGGGTGATAGTATAAGAGATGCTGATACAGAGAAAAATCAGTTACATAATTTCGTAAGATATATCGAATATAGCCAGATTGACTTCTCTGGAAATTTGAAACTTTCAGATACAGGAATTCCTGTGATTGTTACTGATGAGCCAGACGGTTCTACTATTGAAAAGGTCACAATTTCTGATTTAGTAAATAAAAAGTACATTCTCGATGAGAACTTATCCATTACACTTTCTATTGACATAAATAAAATTCCTACTACTTCTCTTGGTACAGTGTTTAATACTCCTGAAAAATTAGGACAGGCAATGGCAGTTCTTTTCTTGGAAAAAGTGAAAGCTGCAATCACAACAAAATTAACAGAAATCAGGGCATTAGCAAATGATTTTGAAGCAGAGACTTCTGTTGTATTGTAAGGAGGTTGACTATGTATAAAATTCTTATTAAGGATTCCAAAACAGGAATGTATCGTTATCTGACTGTAAAGCAGGAAATTATGAGAGAACAGAAAGAAACTGTAACCGATGAAGATACTCATGAAGTAAAAGAAGTTACTACATCGGTTGGAACTGGTGAATATGAAACTGTTGAGTATTCTACAGAAAATAAAGATGAATTAGAGAAGAAATGTATTGAGCTTTTAACTTCTTACAAGGTAACAGAATTTACCCCGATTAATACATTGGCTTATACAACAGATCTTGTTTGGTCTGAGTAATTTATAATGGGTGGTACTCTTCCACCCTAAATATGCTCGGTTAGTCAAGTGGTCAAAGACCTCCGACTTTCTATCGGATAACATGGGTTCGAATCCCATACCGAGTATTATGCGGTAAACCTGATGTCGAAGGATTTTGCTGTGGTGCACATACGGTTCTATCCATGGTAGTTCATCATTACCCTACTGCCCTATACAGTTATAGTCAGTTTGGCGACTGATTAGTAAATATTAGAAGAAAGAGTCATTTCATGAGAGATGGCTCTTTTGTATATACACCTTTAGCTTAATTGGTAGAGCAACGATCTCCAAAATCGTCAGGTCTATGTTCAAATCGTAGAAGGTGTGCTAAGTGAAGTGAAGTGAATTGCATTTCCAAAACATTCAAAATGTTTGTACAAACGGTTTTATATACAAAAAATAGAGAGCATTGTCAACTCTCCATTTAATTATACTATTACCATAAATCAACGGTATTTTCTTTATTTACTTCTACCAAGTCATCTTCATTTACATTAAATGGTTCGGTTTTCTTATTGCACTCATAGCATAATGGAACTATGTACCATTTATTGCTTTCATGTGTTTTCTTAACGTGTGCTCCCACTTTTGCACGATTATAGCATTCCTCACATTGACAATATGTTGGGAATGGGAGTAAAGATTTATTTTCCCAATATGTTATCCAAGAGGAGCAACCTTTAGGATTTGAATATCTATCTTTTGATGTTCCGTTGATGTTTTTAACTTCAACCATTATATCATCTCCTTTTATAAGTTTGACATATTTTATCGCAATCTGTCGAATTAGTCAAGTGTAAATTGTGTAAAAGAGAATAAATATATAGCCAACTATGAGAGGATTGTTACTGTTTCGGTTGCAGATAGTTGGATTATGGAGTGAGAAGCTGAAGAAGTCATGAGCTTCAGTATAGTAGATACTCGCACTACTCTCTCACTCTATTTTAATTGGTTTTGCGAGTGGAAAGCGAGAAATGAATATATATGGGTAATTATAAAAGAAATGAAGAAAACAAAAAAGATAGTGATCAATGTGGAATTTATTCTATAACAAATAGATTGAATGGTAAAAGATATATAGGTCAAACCTACAATTTTAAATATAGATGGATGAGACATAGAAGTTATCTAAAGCACAATACTGAACACAATGCACATTTACAAAACGCATGGAATAAATATGGTGCAGAAAACTTTGAATTTGAAATTATTGAAAGATGTAAATTTGAACAGCTAGATGAACGAGAAATTTATTGGATAAACTATTATGATTCCAAAAATACGGGATATAACTTTGCAGATGGTGGACTTGGATGTAAAGGTTATAAACACACTGATGAAGAAATTGCAAAAATGAGAATGATTCAAAATCCTGAACCAATTGTAATGCTTGATCTAAATGGTGAGTATATAAGAACTTTCGTCAGTGCAGGTGAAGCATGTGATTTTTTAGGTAAAAAGTCAACAAGTGGAATTAAAAGATGTTGTGAAAAAGATAAATATAAAAAGGCTTATGGATATATTTGGATCTATGAAAAAGATTATAAATCAGGAAACATAGATTGGAATTATTATTTATCTAAAAATAAAAATCTTCCTAAGCCAGTATTGCAATACAACTTTAATATGGAACTAATCAAAGAATATGCTTCTGCTTATGAAACGAGTAGAGAAGGATTTAATTCTGCAACAGTATCGGCAGCTTGTAATGGTAAGTATGATACATATAAAGGTTATATTTGGATTTGGAAGGATAATCCAGAAATTTATTATAAAAATAAAGCCAAACGTAAAGAAAAAGCTTTAAATAATAAAAAAAGTAGAGAAAGAATTATTCTACAATATTCAAAAGAAATGGAATGCTTAAAAGAATGGACTTATGATGAGATTTTAAACAATAATTTTAATTTAAGAGCAATTCAAAGCAATTGCTCTGGACATACAAAAACATCACAAGGTTATATATGGAGATATAAATCAGAAGAGTCAGTTGCTTAACTACTCTTCTTTTTATTGGAATAAAAGGAAAGAAGGTGAAACAATGGCTAAAGTTTTAGAACCAATTTCAGACGCTGAATTAAAGAAAATTACAGTTGTGAATTTGCGAAATGAATATAAAAAGCTTGCAAATTTCTATCAGCGTATTATGAACAATGAGCTAATATATTGTAGCCATTGTGGACAATGGAAAAGTGCAGCAACATTCTACTCTTCTAAAACAAGTCCTGATGGTATTGAACATTATGCTTGTAAGGAATGTATATTAAATGAATGTACTGACTATGACAAAAAAAATAATATACGAACTGATAATCGTGAGAAAACCATAGAAACATTTAGAAGACTTAATTGGTATTTTGATGAAAATGTTTACAATGAGCAGTTGCAAAAACTTTCTGAACAAACAGGAGAAAAAATTAGAAGCACTGCTGTCCAACAATGGATCGTAATTTGTAGAAGCCTAAATGATTATAGTCAAAAAACTTATAAAGATTCAATATTCTCGATAGACGATGAAGATTCAATGCCTGAAACAAATACAAGGATTGTCCAAAAAACTCTCAAATCTGCAAAAAAGCGATTTGGAAACAATTATAATAATGAAGAACTTATGTATCTTGAGACGGAATACCAAGATTGGACGACACGTTACCCCTGCGAAAATAAATCTCAGGAACTTTTATTTAAACGAGTATGTTGTAAGGAGCTTGAAATAGATAATGCTCAGAAAAATGGGAAAGATACAAAAGATTTAGATGCTACTTTACAGAATTTATTAGGAAGTTTAAATATCAAGCCTAATCAGAAAACTGCATCTGAATTAACTGATAATCTTACATTTGGGCAACTTATTGATAAATGGGAAGGTGAATGGGATGGTGGAAAACCGATTCCAGAACCAGAAGGTGAATTCAAAGATCCTGATAAAATTGGACTCTTAATTGATGTTTTCTTTAAAGGGCATTTATCTAAGATGATGGGATTGAAAAATGCTTTCTCATCTACATATGAGAAATTTATTTCAAAATATACAGTTAAGAAACCTGAGTATGATGAGGATACTGATTCGGAAGCATTGTTTGATAAGATATTTGGTCAAAAAGCTGAAGAGGAGGTATAGCTTATGCCTCAATTAAAAACTCAGACGGAAATAGAGAAAGACAAACAACAAAAGATAATGGAGACGATTGCATGGAAAGCTGGATATTATCGTGCCAATCCACATAGGTATGTATCCGAGGTCTTGGGATTATCTCTTAAGTGGTTTCAGCAAATTCTCTTGTGGTGCATGATGCACTATAACTTCGTTATGTATTTGGCAGCGAGGGGACAAGGTAAGACATACCTAACTGCCCTCTTCTGCTGTGTAAGGTGTATTTTATTTCCTGGTACAAAAATAGTTGTTAGTTCTGGAACTTTAAAACAGGCTAACGAAGTCTTGTTGAAAATACAAGATGATTTCATGAAACAATCTTCCATATTACGTTCTGAAATAGAAAAATGTAATATTGGTCAAAATGACGCTTCTATTTATTTCAAAAATGGTTCATGGATAAAAACAAGAACCAGTTCAGAAAATTCAAGATCAGCCAGAGCAAATTGCATAGTCGTGGATGAATTTCGTATGGTCGATGAAACAGTTATCAATACTGTATTGCGTAAATTCTTAACAAGTCCAAGACAGCCAAAATATTTACAAAAACCTGAATATGCTCATATGCAGGAAAGAAACAAAGAAATATATATGTCCAGTGCATATTTTAAAAGCTCATGGGCTTATAGAAAAGCACAAAGTTACACTCTTAATTTCTTTGATGACACAAAAAAATATTTTATATGTGGATTACCTTATCAGGTATCGGTGCGTGAAGGATTACTTTCTCGTTCTCAGCTTGAAGATGAAATGAGTGAAGCTGATTACAATGAACTTGTTCAGCAGATGGAAATGGAATGTCTGTGGTTTGGTGATACAGATGGTAGTTTGTTTAAATTTGATGAATTAACTGCTCGTAGAAGACTTCGCAAAGCATTTCCACCATTGAGTTTCTGCAATGACAAAATAACAATTCCGAAATTAACAACTACTGGTAAAAGAATACTATCTATTGACGTTGCTCTTATGCAATCTACGAAAAAGAAAAAGAATGATGCTTCTGCTATTTTTATCAACGACTTAATTCAAGTAAATGATACTGCATATCAATCAAATTTCGTATATGGTGAAACTTTTGAAGGTTTGAAAACAGACGAATTAGGAATGA